GACCGTGGACTCGGGGAAGCCGAGCAGGCGGTAGTTCGCATTCAGGTCCTTGACGGCGCCCAGCGGCGCGCCGCCCACGAACACCACGGCATCGACCTTGCCCTCGTCCAGCGCCTTCTGCGCGGCCTCGTTGGTGTCATAGATCACCGTGCTGTACGGGATCTCGGCCTGCACGCGGATCACCTGCGCGGTGATGCTCGAGCCACCCGACGCGCCGACCTTCAGGCCGCCCAGCTGCGTGACTGCATTGAGCACCTCGCCGCCGATGCCCAGGCGACCACCGACCTTGGCGTCCGCCTTGGCCACGAAGTGCACCTGCTCGGGGTGCAGTGCCAGCAGCGTCTTCACGTTGCCCAGTTCCTCGGTGCGGGCGCGCCAGTACAGCACGTCCGACTGCACGAAGGCGGCGTTGACCTGGTTGCCAACGAGCTGGTCGATGTTGTCCTGGGATCCCTTGGAGGCGATCTCGACCATGCCGACCTCGCTGCCGCAGACCTGGTAGATCTCGCGGAACATGGTGGCGTACGTGCCCTTGCCGGAGCCGGTGGCCACCTTCAGCGTGGCCTGGGCCTGGGCCGGGGCCGGAACCGCCATCAGCGCAGCGAGCGCCAGGGCGAGCGAGAGGAAAAGTTTCTTCATGGTGTCGTGACCTTTCAGTCGATCTTGAGCGTCTTCATGGAGGAATCATCCGACCCAGAAGACGAAGGGGCGGAAGAGGGGGTGGAGTCCAGGGCGGCGATGCCGCCCAGGACGGCCAGCAGCAGCGCGCCGGCGATCAGGTAGAACTTCATGCACGGATCCTTTCGCGGACTTCGACGGCATGCACGTCGATGACGGGTGACGGGTTGTGCGACAGAGCCGGCGGCGCCGCCATCGCGAGCGCGGTGTCCAGCTCGGCCATCGCGCGGTTCATCGCGGTCTGCACCGAGTCGAGCGACTCCTCGGCCAGGATCTTGTCCAGGGCGTCATTGGCCTGCTCGCCTGTCAGGCGCTGCATGCGGATGGCAGACTGGGCGACCTTCCACTTGCGCGCCGCGCGCGCCGTGGCTGCGTCGAACGCGTCGGCCTTCGCCACCGCTTCGCGCAGGCTCTCAACCTTGTGCTGCAGCAAGCGCTTGAGGTTGGCCAGCTGCTCGTCGAAGTCCGCCGCGTCCTCGGGCTGCGCCAGCCTCAGCTCCTTGACTTCGTCCGTGAAGTTCTTCACCTCGGTGGAGAACGTGGTGAGCTCCTGCTCGCCCTGGCGGATGCGCTCCCTGGCAGCCAGGCCCAGCGCCTGGCGCGTCTCGATCGGGTTCTCGCGCGCCTCGGACTTCATGGCCTTGAGCTTCCAGTTGGCGAACTTCATCGCCACCACCGGTGCGAAGCTGATGATCGCTCCGCCGACGACCGCGGCGGCAGCCAGGCCGACCAGGCCCTTGACCACCATGAAGATGACGGGCGAGACCAGCAGTGCGACCGCGGCCAGGGCGATCTTGCCCTTGGTGGTCAGCGCCTTGCGGCGCGCATCGAGAGACGTGAGATTCATGGGGTCCTCAGTTGTAGAAAGACTTCAGAGCGCCGTGCGCCTGCTGCGCCGCGATCAACGTGGCGCGCGGGCTGGAGACGATCTTGTTGGCGGTCTTGCACGCAGCCAGGTAGGCCTCCGTCTGCTTCATGCCGCCGCCGGTGACGGAGGCCGGCACCTTGCGCATCAGCTCCTTCATGGCCGCCTTCAGGCGGTCGATCTCGGGCGTGCTCACTGGGCTGCTTCCTGGCGCTTGAACTTGTGGTTCTTCACGATGTTGGCGGAGATCCACGCGCCGACCGACTGCTTCTCGTCGGCCAGGTGCGTCTGCAGCTCGGCCCACTTCTCGGCCGACACGTCGAAGTAGTCGTAGGTGCCGCTCTTGAACTGCACCGTGAGGGTGGTTCCGGAGTAGCCGACGCCCAGGACGTTGCTGCTTTTGGTGGGTGTGAGCTGCATGTTTTTAGTCCAACAAAATGTTGATTATAGAGCCAACTGCTGGCGCACGTACGTCTGCAGTTCGGCGCCCTTGCCGGCGTTGGCCAGGCGCTGCGCCTTCGCGTAGATCGGGTGCAGCTCGAGCTCATTGCGCTCGTTCGGCGTGCCAGGGAATTTCTGGTACAGGGTGCGCAGCGGCTTCTCGATCTTGGCGATGCCACCCTTCTTCACCGTGTTGGCGCGGGCCGGAGCCGGCTCGGTGAAGCGCACGCGCCCCTTCGGCGCCTTCGGATTGGCGCGCGCCAGCATGCGTTCCATCGCCGCCTCGGTGTTGGTGGGCAGGAAGTACAGCCAGCCCACCTTCTTGATGGTCGCCTTGAAGTGCGCCTTCAGCCGGAGGTACATCGCGCGGATGCTGTCCGGGTTGTTGATGACCTTGTCCTCCTTGTCCAGGACCAGCTCGCGGGCGATGACGCCCTGCTCGCCGTGGCGCTCCGCGCCGGCCATCGACCTCAGCCACTTCGCTCTCAGAGTTCTCATTGCAGCACTACCTTTCTTGCTTCTGCGATTGCGCGGATCGCCTTGACCCGCAGGTTGACTTCGGCCTGGGCCTTGCTGACCTCGGCCTCGATTTGCTTGATCATCTCCACCTGGCGCGGCACACGGATGATGTGCAGCTGCAGCTCCTCCGGGAAGTCCGGGTGGTAGGAGATGAAGTCGGTGTCCTCGAAGTCGCCCAGCCATTGCTGCGTGGCGACCTGGGGCAGGTACTCCTCGGGGCACGTCTCCAGGCGCAGGTAGCGCAGGTGCGTGCGATCCTTGGGGCACTTGATCTCGACGTTGCGCTTGCGCCCCTGGATCACGCCGTCCGGCGACATGCCGGCACGCATCCAGTCATGCTGGATGAAGGCGACCTGGGTGATGATGTCGCCCGTGCGCTCCTGGTAGAACATGCGCGCGAAGGGCTCGCGCTCGATGCCCTCCTTCATGTACTTGGTGGCCGTGAAACCACCCGACGGCTTGCCGGTGATGACCTCGGTCACCACCTCGTCGATCTGGTCCTCGCGCGCCTTGGTGTAGCCGCGCGCGCCAGGCAGCAGATCGCAGATGCCGGTGCCCGTGAACAGGCCCACGCGCAGCTGCTTCCAGTTGTCGTCGCCCTGGTCGATCTCCACCCCTTCCGGGGTGTGCGTGATGATCCGGCTCACTTGCCAACCACCGTGGCCCACTGCTCGGCCGTGACGCCGAGCTCGTCGCGGCGCGCCACGACCTCGTTCTGCAGCTCGACGTAGGCCGGCTCGTTCTTCTTGCGGCGGCACGCGCTGGCGGCCGTCTTCCAGGCGGCGATCAGGGCGTTCAGGTCCTTGGCCGACTGGATGGCTTCGCGGTACTCGGCGACCCAGGCGTCGATCGGATCCTTGTGCTGCGCGCCATCATCATCCTGGTCCGCGGTGGCCAGGCCGGTGATCATCAGCAGCGTGTAGCGCTCCAGGTAGGTGATCGTGCTGCCGATCGACTGGATGGCATTCTTCTTGCCGCTCGTGTCGGCCGGCGCCGGGATCGACACGGTCTCGCTGTGCCCGGCTTCGTGGGTCAACGTGCAGAAGACCTCGATCTCGCCATCGCGCCGGACGCATGACCAGCCGTGCGAGATGCCGACATCGGCCAAGCCCTTGATGGCAGCGTCGCACACCGACGCCAGCGTCGCGTGCTTGTAGCCGACGAAGTTGCCCTTGGTGTCGGTGTAGCCGACGGCCTTGTCCTTGATGATCTCGGGCGGGTTCTTCTTGAACCGCGCCATCGCAGCGACGAATGCCTTGCGCGCCTCCTGCCGCTCGAATTCCGCCTTCAGTTGCAGGAGCTGGGCCAGCACCTGGGGGTCCGCGCCGCGCTCGTACGCCGCCGCCAGGATGTCTCCGGCGTTCGGCGACATGCGAGGCTGCTGGATGACGGCCGGCGCCTGGTGGGTCTGCTGCTCCTGCAGCTCGAGGACGACCTCTGGGGCCTTGGTCTTGGTGTTCATGCGCGGGCCCCTTGGGCGATCTTGATCAGGGCGGACTGCACCTGGGAGTTGGTCAGCAGGACGGCGACCAGCTTGCGGTCACCCATCTCGCACGGGTAGTCGGCTTCCATCAGCGCACCGATCACGTTGTCGGCGATCTCGTCGAAGTTGGCAGCCTCGGAATCCAGGGCTCGGGCCTGGCGCTCCTCGAACTCGGCGGCGCGGATGCGCTCCTGCTCTTCGCGCGCGGCCTGCTCCTCGTCGCGGCGCTTCTGCGCCTGGAAGGCTGCGGTGTACGCGTCGCCCAGCTTCGCCAGGACTTGGGTGCGCAGCTCCTCGGCTTCGGCCTGGCGCTCGCCGAACGCGTCCTGGTCGATGGCCAGCTTGTTCACGCGGTCGATGATCTCGACCAGCTGCTGAGTACTCAGGGCCTCGAGGTGTTCGCCATTCAGGCGCAGGTTGACGATGCGCTTCTCGATGCGATCCTCTCGCTCCGCCTTCTCGCGCGCGGCGGCCGCGGCGGCCTGGGCCTGGCGGAGCTCCTCGGCTTCGCGCTCGCGGCGCTGGCGGTCCAGCTCATCCTGCTGGCGCTTGGCTTCAGCCTGCTGCTCCTCGAGCTGCTGCTGCGAGGCCATGGCGTTGGCCACCATGTGCAGCGTCTGCTGCCAGGCCGCACTGGCGGCGCCGTACATCTCGCCGAACTCCAGGGCCAGTGGCTCCATGTCCTGCAGCTGGGCGTGGATCTCCTTGATCTGGGCGGCGGTCTTGCCGAAGGCGTCGAATGCCTTGGCCTTGATCGCGTCGACCTTGGCCTGCAGCGCGCGCTCGGCGGTGGCACGGCGATCGGCCTCCAGCTGCTGCAGGCGCTGCTCTTCCAGGCGCGCAGCCTGGTCTTCCTGCTCGCGCTTGGCGCGGCCCAGATCCATGATCTCGCTGATGGTGCGAGCGCGCAGGCCCTCGGCCTCGAGGCTGAACTCGCCGAAGCTGTCCTCGGCATCGGTGATCACCAGGTCCTGCAGCTCGCGCACCTTGGCGTCGATCTCCGCGGACGTCATCTTCACGGCGGCGATCGGCACGCTCACGAAGGTGGAGGTGATCTTCTCGCGCAGCGCGTTGATGCGGTCTTCCTCGACCTTGATCTTGCGCTGCTTCTCGGCCTCGCGCGCCGTCTCCACGCCCTGGATCATGGCATGGAGCTTTGCCTCGACGGGCGTGATGCCGGTCTCGACCTGCTTGACCACCTCGCGGATGCCGCGCTGGGCAGCCAGCACCGGCTTGTTCCACTCTTCGTAAGCCTTGTCGGTGGTGGTGCGCAGCTTCACGCACTCGGCGCGCAGCTTGCGCGCACGCTCCTCGCCCTCCTTGGTGCCGACGTTGATGGTGGGCAGCTCGAGCTCGATGCGCGCGATCAACTGACGCATCAGGATCAGGGCCGGGTTGGCCTTGACGATCTCGTTCTGCGCGATGATGGCCGGCACGAGCTTGAGCTCGGAGACCTCGGCCGGCGGCGCGGCGGCCGCGGCAACGGCGGCGGCAGCCTCGACTGCCACTTCGGCGGGGAAGGGGGCGGACTCGATGGTCGAGGCAACGACGCGGGCGTCGACGTCGATGACGTTGTCAGAATTCACGGGACCTCCTGGGTCTGTTGAGATAGCGAGTATGGCAGATTTTGTATCTGCCGCAAACAAAAAGTAGAACCCGACTGTGCAGCTCAGGTATTGAGCCAGTTGATGGCGCGCTTCCACCACGACAGGCGCGTCTGCGGCACCACGGGGAAGGAGACACGCACCTCCTGCACCGGGCGCTCGATCGTGCAGCCGCCGTGCACCTCGAGGTGCTTCTCGAGCAGGTTGCGCAGGAGCTCGAGCGCCTCTTCTCCGCGATCCGGATCCATCAGCCACAGCTTGTCGGCCTCCAATGCCTCGGCGAAGATGCCGGCGTCGTCGGCGCCATCGAAGGGCTCGGCCTGCACCGGGCGGCACGTGACGGCGCCACGCGGGCTACCGACGTTGACGCCGTCAATGGCCCAGGCGCGCTGGCCGACGAAGTCGACCAGGCCAGGGATGGGTTTGTCGTGCTCGACGGTGACGAGCATGGACGTGATCAGGGGTTTCTTCATGGATCCTCGTTGGTGGTTATCGACGGAAAGAGATGGCGTGGCGGCGCTCCTTGCGGCCGCCGGCCTCGAACTCGCAGCACGCAGCGAACTGCGGGCCGGTGAACTTGCTGTGGCACTGGCTGCGGTGGATCGTGCAGCAGGTGGGGCACATCCAGGTCTCGGCGTGCGGACCGGAGTAGGCGAAGGTGTACTGGCGGTTGTAGGCCAGGGCGGCCTTGAAGCGACGGCGCCGCTCCAGCCAGACGACCAGGAAAATGGTGAGCGTCCTCATTGCTTGCTCCGAATCTGGCGCACACGCGCCTCGCTGATGCCCAGCTTGGTGGCGATCTGGGTGGTGGCTAGGCCATCGCTCACCAGGCGAGCGACCTTGCGCTTGCGCAGCTCGGCGATGGTGCGGCGGGTGATGCCGGCTGCGACGCGGTCCAGCGCCGCATCGATCGCGCGCATGCCGATGCCGCGCAGCGCGCTCTCGTGCACCTGCAGGCTGTTGAAGCGGTGGCCATTGCCGCACTCGTGGCGGCGTCGCACCAGGACGCCGCGGTCGGTGCGCGTCGAGACCACGTGCGTGACGCTGGTGCCGCAGTCGGGGCACTTCATGCTGCGGCGCCGAGCTCGAACTGGGTGATGGCCAGGCGGCCGGCGCGGTCCGGCGCCTTACTTGCCTTCTTGCGCACGGCGCCGTGGCGCTCCATCGTGCGCAGCAGCTCGTAGGCGGTGGACGTGTTCAGCCCCGTGGCGTCGACGATGTCGCCGGCCGTGACGGGGCCGCGCAGCATGCGAGCCAGCAGCAAGGAGAAGGTGAGGTGGGAGACGCGGCAGTGCCGCGGAGGGTGCTGCTCGCCGGCGCGACTCACATCAACATTATGTTGTGACATGAGCAGATTGTAGCGCTGCTCGGGAGCGTGCTCGTATACCTGAGCCAGGCGTGGGGATGTTGGTCTGAGTGCCTGGATTTGAACCAGGGGCCTCCGCCTTCCGAGGGCGGCCGTCTACCGGGCTGACAATACACTCAGATGTGTAGGTTGATGGTGCGTGGCGCTTCGTGTTCGCGCCAGTGCTCTCGTACTCAAGCCAGGCCTGAGAGCCACCTGCTGTTTCAGTGCCGGGTCACTACCCCGGGACGCACCATCACGAAAGCGGCCTGCTGCTGCAGTAGGCTGGTGCCCCAGCCACCCCGGGAGTCACACCCGGGCAGGCGACTTGCGTCATGGCGCCGCCGGCGGGATTCGAACCCGCGACCTCCCGCTGGACAGGCGGGCGCTCTAACCAACTGAGCTACAACGGCAACGATGGACTGGGGCTCGCCTCGCCAGAGACATGAAAGCCCCGCCATCATCGATGCGCGCTCCTACTGCAGACCCCTACTGGGGATACGTCTGTCCGACGGCACACCTTACGGCTTGCGTGGCGGCCGAAGCGGGCCACGCACCTTAGGACAACTTCAGTTCGCGCATCGATGATGGCTCCGCAGCAAGGCTTCGAACCTCGGACCTCCGCCTTAACAGGGCGTTGCTCTACCGACTGAGCTACTGCGAAACATGCCAGGGATTCCACCTGGCGCCGACCTGGGAGCTGCGGTCGTCTACCCCTCATGCCGGAGCTTCGGGCGCATTGGTCGACGGCGTGCGTGACTGGATCCAACAATCGCGACGAGGGCTGCTGGCCGCCTCACCTCACGCGCCATGCGGAATCAAACCGCATGCAGTCCGTCGCCCGGCCAGGACGACGTGCACACCATCAGGAAAAAGAGGATTACACCCTTTGCGCCGCGCCTCTCGGACGTTCGGTTTTTACCGCGGCAGGGAGGTCCGTTTTGCAGTGCCCCCTCTTTCCTGATGGTGCCCCTCAGCCGGATTCCGCCGGCGTGTTTCACGGGCGGGCCGCCCGGGTCAATGCTCACCAGAGTTAGCGTCCGCGTTATTGCGCGGCGCCTCAATCACCAGGTTTCGATCCTGGCTCCCGTCTCACCGGGCCTCGACCAACGAGGTGGAGTCGAACCACCCTTTCGATTGCAGCCTGCTCGGGCCCGGGTGCGCCTCTCGACGTGCGGAGTGAACCACAGAGGCCGCGGCACTCACCTCTCTGTGGGCAAGCTGCATGCGAAAGAACACCGGCTCCGCAACATCATCGCGCCGGTGAGGCGATGCTCAGTATCCTGCCGCGCTTGGCCCCGGGCAGCCAGCTATGCGGCGCTGGTCTCATGGGCGTTCGTTGATGGTGGTACGCGCACTGCCAGCCCGGATCCAGGCGCTTCGGTCAAGGGCGATACCACCCCGGCGTACAACTCCGTCGACTGCTTCCGCGCCCGAGCTCAGCCCCGCCGCGGCATCCGTCTTCACCATCAAGAGATCATCCAAGCGTTGGTGTCGGCACCCTGCAGGTGGTCGACTGCCTCCGGGCGTTTCCAACATCGGCTGATCTCTTGATGGTCCTGGTGTCGGGAGACCGACGCCCAGGAATCAAGGCCAGGTTTTTCAATCCCCGGCTGCCCCCTACGTCTTGGGCCTTAACGACATGCTCTACGCCTCTCGGGTCTTTCGGCCATCGACTGCAAGCAGTCTCATCGCCGACCCTACTCAGGGGTTTTCGCATTCCTCAATTCGTCCTCGTCTTTCCGAGGCGTCAGGCGATTTCATCGCTGCTCGATGCTTACCACAGCACCGCGGCTTCCCGTGCGACTTGGGGCGATGGACCCTATCTGGTTCAGGTCCTCACAAAAGCGCGCCAGCTTACCCGAAGGGATGGCGCCCAGAGCTTTCAAGGCGAAGAGAGCAGGTGCATCGTTCATCCCCCGATACTTTTACAGCACGGCCCTCGGGGTGAGCGGGGCCCATTTCTGGCAGCTCTCACGAGATACGTCGGCTCCATGACCACGCTAGGACGGACCATTACCCGTTTCCCGGCGCCGAGGACTCGAACCTCTAACGCATCTCGTGAGAGCCCTGCGTCAGCGCGTCACTCGACTGGATCTCGGCGGCACCAGGTGCCCCTGTGCACTAATGCCTCGATCCAGCTTCAACGCCCCAGCGCAGGCTTCAATCACGGTCGGTTACTCGTATCCGACGCCGTCTCCGGCAGCCCGCTGTGCACCTGTGGTAGGGGCGCCGCGAATCGCGCCCCAGTCCCGGCTGGTGGTCTTCAACACCCCGAAGAGAGGGTCTCACCAGCCTTGTCCATGTACACCTGGCCGGGAACGATCCGGCTTCAGCTCCCCTGAACGGGAGCTCGTGATCCAACCACCCCAGGTGCGGGCCGCCGCGGTGTTCAGCCGCGACGGCTTGATTCCAGAGAGTCTGCGGCGCCATACCCGCTTGCTTATCCTCACCGTGTGCGCACACGGCCGACCTCAGCGACGGTCGACTCGAACTCTCGAGTGTGCTGGCAATGGCGATTCCTTGGCGGCCTATCTCGCATTCATCCGCCCGCTTCTAGGACACAGCCAGCACACTCGAAAGCCCTCGTCTTTCCGAGGTGTCAGATCAGCGGCAACTTGCGGGCGCCTGACCAGCGCCCCCAGGAGGGTTCCCTTTCGGGCCCCGGGCTACCTACCGGGGTCATGGACCGCGAGCTCAGCTCGGCGACAACATGGGAACGAAGTGTACCAACAGTTTGTTGGAGCGCAAGCAAAACTTTTATCTTGACGATTTTAGTGGGGCATTCCATGTGTCACCTGGCTGGCAGCCATGCTGCGCACCAGGGCGGAGACTTGTTGGCGAAGCGCCTTGGGCAGCTTCGAGATGGCCTGCATCGTCTCCAGGTCGACGTTGTCCAGCGACGTGGCGATCTCGCCAATCACCTTCTCGCGCGGACTCAGGTCGTCGCTCGCTCCCTCGCTGAAGTCCAGCTTGAAGTCGAGCAGCGACTCGAGTGCGACGGTGTGGCGCTTGCCTGGGAAGTTGCGGCCGCTGCACCAGTGGCGCACGGTCTGCTCCGAGACTCCGAGGCCGCCGGCGACGTCCTCGTACGTGAATTTCAGCTGGCTCATGCGCAGCTTGATCTGATCCTTGACTTGCATGCTAGACCTCCTGTTGCGGTCGTCTCCAATCCGTTTTTATGCCAATGGAATTGGTGGCATTTTAGCGAACCACAACGGGCGCAAGCGCAAACATTGTGTTGGACCGCAAAGAATTCTGGATATACTGCCGAGCCTCAGCGGTAGCCCCTGTACGACATGGCCACCGCGTCCTGTAGGAATAGGAGAAGGTGGGTATGTCATTTTTCACAGTGGTCGCCAACGCGATCATCGCCTCCGCGCTGAAGAAACCGTACTGGCATTTGCGCCACAAGGACCGCAGCGCGTACATGAATCGCTACTGGCTGATGCCGCGCTGCCTGCTCAAGCCGGGCCGGCGCGGCGGCTTCGAGCTGCGCTGGAAATGGCTGCCGGCGCTGCGCGTGCACAACATTGTGAGCTCCGACTGGGACCGCCACCTGCACTGCCACCCGTGGCCCTCTGGCTCGGTGCCGCTGCGCGACGGCTTCGATGAGGTGATGCCGCGCGACCGCCACCAGCCGGCCGTCAACGACCAGCTGCCTGGCGGCACGCGCACCGTTCGCCGCAAGCCGGGCGACATCGTGCTGCGCCGCGCAACCGATCGCCATCGCATCGTGATCCCGCCGGGCTTCGACACCTGGTCGCTGTTCGTCATGGGCCCCAAGAGCAAGGAGTGGTTCTTCCACACCGAGCGCGGCCTGGTGCACCACACCAAGTACTGGAGCGTACACCAGTGATCGGCCGCAGCCAGCTCGCCGCCCAAGTGGCGGCCAACCTGCGCGCCGCCGTGGCGCGCGGCCCCGGCCCGGCACCCGAGGGGCAGTTCACGAACCTCGCCTGCTGGGTCGGCAACCAGACGCTCGAGTGGGAGGTGGTCATGCAGCACGCCCACCCCATCGAGGCCGGGCCCGGCCAGTGGTTCTGCGAGCTCGACCTGGAATGCCAGGCCATCGCGCTCGAGCTGATCGCCGAAGAGTGCGAGGACATAGCACATCAGCGCCGATCGCGCCGATCAACCCTGCAATAGCCTCAGGTATCGCTGAGCTGCCATAAACGTAAGTAGGATTTGCGCCGTTGTCCTACAGACAACCGCGTACCCAGGAAGGTTTTCGTGAGCAACCCCAACCAGGCGAAGGTCAAGCGGCCCGCCTTCCAGTTCTACCCCGGCGACTGGCTGCAGGACGTGAGTCTTCGCATGTGCAGCGTCGGCGCGCGCGGCCTGTGGATCGACATGATCTGCCTCATGCACCAAGGTTCGGACTATGGTTACCTGAAGGTTAACCATCTGCCCATCCTTCCGGACAACCTTGCCCGCATGTGCGGTGCAACCTTCGACGAAGTGCAAGGATGGCTCGGCGAGCTCGAGAAGGCTGGCACGTTCTCTCGCGACGCGGATGGCTGCATCTATTCCCGCCGCATGATCCGCGATGAAGAGGTGCGCTCCGCCCGTGCTGCCGGAGGGAAACTGGGTGGAAACCCCGCCCTCAAGAAGGGGGGCAAGCCCGGGAAGAAGTCGACCAAGAAGGATAACCTTCCGTCCAACCTTCAGCCAACCCCTTCTTCTTCATCTTCTTCTTCATCTTCTCCTTCACCTGCGGTGAAGGATCCTAGCGCCGGCTCCGCCGACGCACGGCTGGATCCGCCTGCTGGTGACGATGAACCTGTCGACGAGCGCACGCCTGGCGCCAAGGCCTGGGACGCCTACGCCGATGCGTACCGCCAGACCTACCGGGTCGAGCCGCTGCTGAACGCCAAGGTGCGGACGCAGTTCAAGCGCTTCGCGACCGAGCTCGTTCCTGGCGACGAGGCCGCGGAGCTGGCGGCCTTCTACGTCGGCCACCCCGACCCGTTCTACCGCAAGAACGCGCACAGCGTGGACCTCCTGATCCGCGACGCGGCCAAGCTGCGCACCGAGTGGGCGTCCCGCACCCAGCTGTCCGGCGTGCCGACTGCCGGCACCGGCAGCCGCCAGGCTGCGCGCGATGCCTGGAACCGCGGCATGGATGACCTCGGCGAACCGCCGTTCGCAGACGGCCAACTCTTCGGAGGCTCGCATGCAGCTGGCTACGCAGGCTGACGGCCAGCTCGCGCTCCCCGAGCGCATGGTGGCCCGGGTGTTCACGCGCCTGCGCAGCAGGCTCGGCAACAAGATGGCCGACCTGTACGAAGGCATCGATCCCGCCAAGGTGCGCGCGGAGTGGTCGACCAGCCTGGCGGACATGACACCCGAGGAGCTGGCCCGTGGCGTCAATGCGACGCGCAACGCCGTCTTCGCGCCCACGCTCGGCGAGTTCCGTCGCATGTGCCGCCCGGCCCTGGATCCGGAAGTGGCCTGGCACGAGGCGCAGACGGGCCTGCAGGCGCGCGATCGGGGCGAGGTGGGGGAGTGGTCCCATCCGGCGGTCTGGCGCGCTGCAGCGTCCATGGCCTGGGAGGTGAAGACCGGCACGTGGCGCAACAGCCGCGCGCGCTGGACCGCCGCTCTGAACAAGGAATTCGAACAAGGCTGGGGTGAGCCGGTGCCCCCAGTCCCGCAGAAGATCGAGCACCGGCCGACACGACGCACCATGCCAGACGATGTTCGCGAGCGCATGGCGTCACTGGGTTACCGCATGAAAGGCAACAACAAATGAGCTGGAACCATCGCGTGATGCAGGGGGAGGATGGCACCCTCGCCGTCCACGAAGTCACGTACGACAAGGAGCACCGCCCGGTGACGCACGGCGAGCCCGTGATCGCCGATGCGATGACGATCGAGAAGCTGCGCCTGCACCTGGCCAGCATGCAGCGCGCCACCGACCTGCCGATCCTGACGGCCGACGACTTCGTCGCCGCGGAGCCGGACCCCGACGCGCCTGGCTTCCTGCCAGCCCTCGTCGCGCCGGCGGAATCCGTCGCCGCGTAGGCCATGACCAGGGCCGACGGCAAGCCGCGCAAGCGGGCCAAGGAGCCGCCGCTGCGGTTCATCAAGGGGCCGAACAACATCCTCATCCCGGCCGACGAGGAGACGGCCCAGCGCGTGGCGAAGTGGAAGTCGGATGCCCTGATCCGCGGCCACTTCGCCGCCATGCGCAACGCGAAGTTCTTCCGCAAGTGGTGGGTGCTGGCCAAGTACGCCTACGACCTGTGGACAGATCACCTGCCGACCACCAGGACCTGGCGCGGCCAGGTGGTGCAGCCGGAGTTCGAGCGCTTCCGCCGCGACCTGATCATCATGGCCGGGTTCTACACGCCGATCTTCGCGATCGACGGCACGCTGCGGATGGAGGCGGACAGCATCGCCTGGGACAACATGGACGAGCCCGAGTTCGAGAAGCTGTACTCGGCCACCATCGATGCCATCCTGCAGAAGGTGCTGGACCGGCCGGACCTGACGCCGATGCAGTTGCGTCAGTACGTCGATGCCGTGATGGGCTTCGACTGAGATTGCGCCGGTAGCCCGCCTCATCGCGGGCTCTTCCATTCCCCCAACATTCTGTTGTAAAAGCTCTTCAGCTTAAACAGAAAGTTGGTGAGGAATGTCGATGTTGAAGAAGGACCTGATCCGGGAAGCCGCCGCACACAGCGGCCAGACCGAGACCACCGTGCGCTCCGTCGTGGATGCGATCGAGGCATCCGTCCTGGCAGCGGTGCGCGGCGGCCAGAGCGTCATGCTCCTGGGCCTGGGCAAACTGTCGGTGAGCCACCGCGGCCCGAAGAAGGCGCGGCACATGGTCACCGGCGCGCCCGTCGTGGTGCCGGCGCGCAACGTCGCGCTGCTGCGACCCAGCGACGCGCTCAATGAGGCTGCCAACCAGGCGCCCGCGGCCAGCTGATGGCCAGCCAGTGGTTCTCGGAGGAGGGCCACCAGAAATTCCTGTTCGACTGGGTCGACCTGCAGTTCAAGGCGATCCCCGAGCTGGCCCTCCTCTTCGCTATCCCCAACGGCGGCCTGCGCCACCCCGCGGTGGCCGCCATGCTCAAGCGCACCGGCGTGCGCGCCGGCGTACCGGACCTGTTCTTGCCGGTCGCGCGCGGCCCATGGCACGGCCTGTTCATCGAGATGAAGCGCCCCGCCTACCCGCTGCTGAAGAAGCCGGCCGGCACCACGGATCCCGACCAGGAGAAGTGGCTCGAGCGCCTGGACGTCCAGGGCTACTGCTGCTGGGTGTGCTGGGGCTGGGAAGACGCGCGCAACAGGATCCTGGAGTACCTCGCATCGTGACCGTGATCGCCTACAAGGATGGCATCCTGGCCGCCGACAAGCAGTCGACATGGGGCGGCCTCGGATACCGCACGCGCAAGATCAAGCGCCTCGGCAACGGCTCCCTGGTTGGGTGTGCCGGCAACAGCGCGATCTGCCGACAGCTGATCGACTGGATCGAGGAGGGCGCCGAGCCGGAGCTTTTCCCCGACGACAAGAACGAGTGCCACATGCTGCTGGTGCGGCCCAACGGCACGGTCTGGCTGTACGACGGCAAGCCGCGGGCGATCGAGCTCGAGGAGGAGTTTGTGGCCTTCGGCTCCGGCAAGGAGTACGCGATAGCCACGATGCACCTGGGGTTCGACGCGAGACGTGCCGTCGAAGTGGCTTGCCACTACGATCGCAGCTGCGGGAAAGGCATCGATGCGCTCGAGCTCGGGCCTGCAGCGTAAGACCCCGCTCAAGCAGGGCAGCGGGTTCAAGCGTCCCGAGCGCAAGCCTGCGCCGAAGCAGGTGCTGCGCCCGGCCACCAGGCGCGCCAGCTACGACGGCACCGCAGTCGACGGCGCGACGCCGAAGGACCAACCGGTGCGCAGCGAGGCGTACCGCCGCCTGGTCGCGATGCTGCCGTGCTTCCATTGCCGCGCGCCAGGCCCGACGCAGGCCGCGCACCCGAACACCGGCAAGGGGATGGGGCTGAAGACCGACGATCGCCGGTGCTTCCCGATGTGCCCGGCCTGCCACACCGGCCTGGATCAGGGCGGCCTCTTCACGAAGGAGGAGCGGCGTGACTTCGAGGCGCGCGCCGAGGCGCAGACGCGCGAGGTGATTCGCCAGGCAGGACTGTGGCCGGAGCCGCTGCCGGCCTGGCCTGGCGAAGGCTAGAGCGTCACGCCGCGGGCTGCCATGCCACGGCGCACCATCTGCGCCACCTGGTTGACGCACTGGCGCTCGTCGCTCGGTGAGCAGCTCACCGGGACCTGAACAGACACATCGCCGACCGTGGCGGTCAGCTTGTAGTGGGCCTTGCCTGTCGCGATGGTGGCCGTGGCGCCCATGGCCTCGATGCGCCTGAGGACCTCGCGCGCGTGCTTCTGCAGATTAGCCACGACGACCCCTGGCGACGGCCAGCATGGCGTCCAGCATGCGCTGCGGCAGGCCATCCAGTCCGTGCGCCCGCTGCAGCACCTTGACGGCTGCGACATGCATGTCTTCAGTGACCTTTAGCGACATCGCGCCCGAGGCTGCTGCCTCTACTCCAATGGGAGAGGCGTACACCAGCGCCCGCACGTTGCGGAGGGGTGTGCCGTCGTCGCGCGTTCGCGGGTCAATGCGGCTGATGTTCGGACTCCAGCAGTCGCGCCCTCCGCTCTCGGGCTGACCGAACCACTGGTACTCCCACGCCACTGGCTGTACTGAGGCTGCTGCCGCTGGTGCTGGAGAGGAGAGAGCGGCGCGAAGGTTCGACTTGACGCCTTCGACGTTCATCAGGATTTCGGCGTGCGGCCCCGCCTCGATGACATCCAGCGCCTGCTTCAACAGGTCCGCCACCGGCCGGGCGAACGGCTGCTGGGTGGGTACTGCTGCCGCTGGAAGGCCCGAGACAAGCTCTGCGGCTGCGTGGCGGGCGTCGATGCTGGGCCATCCAGCAATGCTTGGGCCGCCGTCAGGGCGGCGCTGGCGCTCGCTGCCGTAGAACTCCAGCGATGCGATGACGTTTCGGATGGCGGCCTTGTCCTCCTGCTGCTCGTCATAGGTCTGCGGGTACATCGCCCCGCGCTTCCGCGCTTCGGCGTCCATCGCCCGCAGCGCCTCGATGACCGTTGCCACTGGCAGAGGCGCATGCTGTTGGGTGGGTGCTGCCGCTGGAAGGGCGGCCTCCCGCGGGATCGGGCCCCAGGCGTCGTAGTGGTCGAACACCTGGTCGTTGCTCCGGTCGCACCACATGCGCATGCCGTTGGCGTTCACGTACTTGATGCCGCTGGTGGTCTTCACCTCGTAGGGCCGGCGATGCTGCGGATCCGGGTTGCCCTTGGGCTGGAACCAGTACCACTGGCCCACCTCGAGCTGCTCGCTCGTGTTGATGCGCTTCATGCCAGGCTCGCCTCCACATCCAGCTCGCTGTCCTCGAGCGGCTCGATCGGCGCGGCCTTGGGCTGCGCGCCCAGGTGGCGCTGCACGGCGATCACGATCTTCGTCAGGTAGAGCTCTTCCTTGGCCTCGGCGGCTTTCGTGAACCGCCCGTACAAGCCGCTCAGCAGGTTGCCCAGCAGGTAGTCGGGGCCCTTGTCGACCAACCAGAACTCGGGCTCGTACGCGCCGATGCTGCCCCAGAAGCCGTGCCAGGCCCGGTCGTAGCACTGGATGATCAACCGCAGGGCACCGGCCCTGGGCTGTTCGATCAGCACGATGATCGGGTCGAGCCCGGGCTGGGCGGGGATGTCGTAGCGTTTCATGGTTATCTCACTGGGAGTTGCGAAGGGCGACTGCGATGTGCTGCAGGCTGGCGGCCTCGGCGAGGAACGCGTCCTCGCCATAAGCGATGCTGTTGCCGCAGGTCTGGCGGTGGGCGTTCTCCGCCTTCATGCCTTCGATGCGGGCGTAGCAGGCGAGCATCTCGGCCTGCAGTGCGAGAAGGATGGGGTTCATGCGAACAAACTCCTGGCTTCGTCGGCCAACTTCTGGCGCTTCATCACCAGCTGCGGCAGGTCGGGGTGGAGGGGATCGATCTCGCGCAACGCCCAACCATAGAAGGCCTGGGCGAAGGTGAGGTGGATGAACTTGATGATCTTCATAGGATGCCGGTGCCGTGGACGGCCCAGGTGTCGTTGTTGATCTTGGTGTAGGTGACCATGCAGCCGGGGGCGATGCGGCGCTCGCAGCGAATGAGCTCGCCAGGCATAGCCTCGTCGCTGACGCCGATGACCAGGCCGCCCTTACTGGTGTTCTGGAAGGTCAGCGCGGTCCCCGGGAGCCAGTGCCGGTGACCGATGGTCACGTGCTGCGGCTTCCACAGCTCGCGCACCGGCATCAGCACGCCGGCCTTGGCCAGGGCAGGTGCTGCGCCGGCGGCCAGGATCCCGGCCAGGAATGAGCGGCGCTGCATCATCCCTCCCGCCCCAGCCACCGATCGGCCTCGGCCTGGCGGTACGGGTCGCTGTTCTTGCGGTCGTTGCGCTCGCGGTCACCGCGGCGGTGCCACTCCTCCTGGAACTCGGCGCGCGTGATGCGCTCGCCCTTCCAGAACATGACGCCGCTGGTGAGCCGCTCCGGCCAACCGTCCGGGTGGTTGGCCACCGCCTCGCCAACGAGCCACTCGTGGCCCGGGCCGGCGCTGAGCGTGCGGTCTTCGGATTGGTGGGGCTGGAAGGTCACTTGCTCTCCTTTTGGACTGGGCAGGGTGCGCGAGCGGCGCGGTTGCTGGCCTGGTTTCCCAGGCGCACCAGGCCGCACCGCTGGCAGAAGACGAAGCCGCACAGGCGACCGCTGAAGTTGTGGGGCCGAGCCGCCATCAAGCAGCCTCCAGCGCGAGCTGGCACACGGCCGGCAGGTTGAAGAACTTTCGGTCGAACGGCCAGCGCTCGGCGTTGGGGCCGATGCACTTGCCGGTGCCGTCGTCGTACATCACGGCGATGCAGTCCTGACCCAAGCTGCGCGAGACGTGGTGGATACCATCCTCGAACACGTGCAGCGAGACGCCATGCAGGTCGACGGTGATGATGGAGCAGCGCTCCTGCACCGCGCCATCGGGGCCATCGTACTGCGCGGCACCGATCTCGCCGATGCACGCACCCTGGAACAGCAACCGCATGCAGGCCATCACCATGCGATGGCGCTGCTCGATGCTCTGCCCGGGCGCGATCTTCGCGTCCAGGCTGACGTTCAAGATCGCGGTCCGCATGGCTCAGGCGGCGACGGGCTCGGCTTCGGCCGGCTTGTGCAGCTCGGCGCGCGTGCTGTCGCCGCGGCCGTTCAGCTCGGTCAGGCAGGCGTTGGCGCGGTCCTCGGCGGAGCGGCCGTCCTGCTCGCCGCGGAACGAATGCGTGCCGATGAAGTGCAGGCCTGCGTACTCGGCGACCACATAGTGGCCAGCCTTCACCAGGTCGGGGATCGCGCGCTGCACGGCGGCTGCATTCTGGCGGGCGATGGTGGCGATGTCGTTCATCTGAAAAGTCCTCTGGTCGTAAGTTGAAACGGGAAACTACAGGCTACACCGGTTGTGCTGGACTGTCAACAAAATGTTAGAAGTCCCCGCTCGCCAGGCTCTCGAACTTGGTGAGCTCCTTGACGAAGGCCATCTTGATGGTCCCGGTGGGGCCGCTGCGCTGCTTGGACATGATCACCTCGGCGACGCCAGGCTCCTTCGAGTCCTTGTTGTAGTACTCGTCGCGATACAGGAACATGATGACGTCGGCGTCCTGCTCGATGGCGCCCGACTCCCGCAGGTCGGACATCATCGGGCGCTTGTCGCCGCGCTGCTCCACCGCCCGCGACAGCTGCGACAGGGCGATCACCGGGCAGCCCATCTCCTTGCCCATGTTCTTCAGCCCGCGCGTGATCTCGCCCAGTTCGGTGGCGCGGTTCTCCTCGCCGGCCGTGGCCATCAGCTGCAGGTAGTCGACCACGATCAGGCCCAGCTTCCCGCCGCACTGTCGGCGCAGCCGGCGCGCCTTCGCACGCATCTCGCCTGGCGAGAGGCCGCCGGTCTCCTCGATGTGCAGCTGGGCCGACCGCATCTTCTCCACCGCCTCGGTGAAGCGTGGCCACTCTTCGTCGGTGAGCTGCCCGGTGCGCAGGTGCTGCTGGTTGATGCGGCCGATCGAGCCGATGATCCGGATGCCCAGCTGGTAGGCGCCCATCTCCATCGAGAACACGGCCACCGGCAATCCCTCGTTGATGGCCACGTGCTCGGCGATGTTGATGGCGAACGCGGTCTTGCCCATGGACGGGCGGCCGGCGATCACGATCAGGTCTCCGGCCTGCATGCCGGTGGTCATGTTGTCCAGGTCGTGGAAGCCGGTCGGCACGCCGGTCACCAGCTTCGGGTTGTCGGCCAGCTCCTGGATCCGGTCGATGACCTGCACCACGATGTTGTCCATCGAGACGAAGCCCTGCTGCATGCGGCCCGTGTCCTCGCCGATCGCCAGGACCTTCTGCTCGCACATGTCCAGCAGCTCCTTGACGTTCTTCCCACTGGGCGAGAACGCCACGGCCTGGATCTCCTGGCCAGCCGCCTGCAGTCGGCGCAGGATGGCGCGCTCGCGCACGATCTCGGCGTAGCGGCGGATGGCGGCAGCACTGGGCACCGCCTGCGCGAGCTGGTTCAGGTACACCAGGCCGCCGACGGCCTCGGCCTTGCCGTCTCGCTCGAGCTGCTCGTAGACCGTGATCGTGTCAGCCGGCCGCGCCGCGTTGATCAGCGAGCCGATGGCCGAGAAGATCGCCCGGTGCTCGGGCGCGTAGAAGTCCTGGTCGCTCAGCAGGTCGCCGATGCGATCCCAGGAGTCGTTGTGCTGCAGCAGGCTGCCCAGCACCGCGCGCTCGGAATCCTGGGAATGGTGCGCAACCTCGGGGCCCGGATCGATGTGGTCCGGCGGAAAGGAATCGTTCATGCTGCCTTCTTCTTCTCGGCGATGTAGGGGGCAGCGCCTTCGGCGGGGACGAGGTGTGCGCGCACCGCGTAGCACAGGATGCGCTTGACGTCCTCGTGCGAGATCTCGTGGCCGGCGGCCGTGAGCTGCGCCGCGATGGCCTTGGGCATCACGCCCTTCTGCTCCTTCAGGCGGCGCACCTCGAGGATCACCTCGTCGCTGTGCTTGGCCTGGCCCGGGCGCACCGGGTTCTTGCCGTTCCACTCGATGGCTTGGCGCTTGCGCGGCGTGGCCTGGGCGGCGCCCAGGACGGAGGCGATCAGGCTGCTGCGCAGGGGCAGCAGCGTGCCCGTCTGCATGCCGTGCCCGTCGTTCGTGCGGCGGCCGGTCATGCCAGGATGCGCTCGAGCGGCTCGACCAGGTGGTCCGGCACCGGGGCGTCGGCCTGCGTGTCGTGCACCCACACCCAGCCACCCTCGTCGCCGCGGGAGACCAGGCCCCACAGGATCTCGACGGCCGGGTGGTGCTTGCGTCCCATCGCGTCGATCTCGGCGAGCGCGGCCTCGGCGGCGTCGCGCTGCTCGATGATCTGGTCACGCTGCTCGAAGGCAGCCAGGATCTCGATCGGGTTGGTCGGCACGGAGCTGATGCCCAGGTCGTCGCGCGATGGGTTGATCCACTCCTGCAGCTTCAGCACCAGGTTGGCGATGAAGCGGAAGCGGTGCGTCGAGACGACGACGGTGTTGCCGGAGGCGCTCGTGTAGTTGACCAGGTAGGCGGTGTTCTTCATTGGGTTCTCTTCAGTTGTTGTCGTTGCGGGAGATGCGCCACTGCGCCTTGAGGGCGCGGCATGCGGCGGAATGCGGATCCTCGGGCTGGCGCTTGACGACGCGGATGCGGCAGCCAGTCTTCAGGCTGTGCGTGCGGCCGCGGTCGTCCTGGGCAACCAGCACGTCCTGGTTGCGGTACATCCAGCGCTCTCCGGTCAGCTGCAGCCGCGGCCCGAACACCTTGCCGTGCTGGTCGACGCGGCGGAAGTGCGCGGTCAGCGTGGGCGACAGGTAGTGCGCCGGCCTGGCTGCATCGGCGATCGTCCTGATGGCGCTGTTGCGCCAGCGTGCGCGCTGCGCCGCGCGATGCCGCGCGATGGCGGCCTCGGGCCCGGCCCAGGACCAGTTGTGGCTGTAGTGGTGGCGCCGGCCACGGTAGCCGGCGAACGGGGTGACGCCGCTGCTCATGCCTGGGGCTCCCAGCTATCGGTCAGCCCGGACGCGCCGAGCGGCACGCAGTTGGCGACCTCGCGACGGAAGCACTGCGCGGTGCAGCTGTGGTGGCACTTGCCGCCGTCCTTGCAGCGCTCGCCCAGGACCTCCGGCTCGCCGGCCAGGATGCCACTGGTGGGCGCCTTCGGGCCCTCCAGTAGCGCCGGCATGCCGCCCTCGAGCAGGGTCTGGGTCTGCTCCCTGTCGGCCAGCTTGGCCAGCATCGCGCCGGCGCGGTCCAGCGTCTGCTCGATCTGCTGCACGGTGGCCCAGGCAGCGTCGCTGTACGGGACCTTGATACCCTTGTCGACGGAGGAGGGGTGCATGTCGTTGAGCGACATGCCGGCCGGGTCGTAGGGCTTGGATCCACTCCAGTCGTGCACGCCGTAGAAGCGGCCGTTGATGTCGAAGCCGCGCTCGGCGCGCACGCCCACCAGGTGCTTGGAGCCGGAGAAGGACGGCGGGTTTACCGAGCGAGTGCCAGGGACGCTGATCTCCAGGGCCAGCACAATCACCGGCTTCATCGACAGCGTCTTGATGTGCTGTGCGTAGTTCTCGGACAGCGCCTGGAGCGCCTCCTGCACGACCTCGAACGACGGGGCGGTGAGCACGCCGGCGTCGATCTTGATGCCGGCCTTCAGCTGCCGGTACTGATCGCCCTGGCTCTTGTGGTTCTGCCAGGTGGAGATCCAGATCGCCGGCGGCGCCACTGCGAAGGCCGGCTCGCCGGCGGTGCGCAGGTAGAACGGGACGTCGTAGTTCACGCTCTCGCCGTTCTCGCCGGCCAGGTACAGCTTGACGGTCTTGACCTTCTTGAAGGTGCGCGGCACGGTGCCGAAGTCGAGTTGGTTCATGGGTAATTTCTCCTCTGTTGGTGAATCAGCATGTCATGGCCTCCCGCAGCTCGGCCTGCATCACGCGCCTGCCGATCATTTCCAGCAGGATCACGGCCTGGAAGGTCTCGTGCGGCTTGGGCTCCTCCTGGACGCCGATCCAGGCCAGCGCGATGGCCTTGTGGCCGGCATCCAGCTGCTCAAGGGTGGCGCCCTCGGCGTTCTTGAAGAACTCGCCGGCCATGCGATACCAGGCGGCGTAGTTGGGGCAGGGGATCGAGGCGCTCATGGCTTTCTCCGCAGGCCGCGCCAGGGCAGGTCCTGGTACACGCTGACGTAGCGTTTGGCGGCCGCCATCTCCGGCGTCACGGCCAGGCCGTACCAGAACACGCCGTCCCAGCGGCTGTACCAGCTGCCCTTGCCGCGGAAGCCGCGCTCGTACACGCCGGGCCTGGCCGGCTTGGCCGATCCAGTGAACCAGGCGGTGAGCCTGGTGTCGATGGCGGTGCGGGCGGTCATGGCTTCGCTCCTGGTTTGGCCGCGCACTGGCGGCACGACATGGTCTTGGGCGCCGGGCGGGTGCGGCCGAAGCTGTCGACCCAGCGGCCGGTGTGCTGGCTGTGGCCGCACGACAGGATGCACATGAACGCCTGGAGGCAGACGATCGCGTCGACGACCTTGCGGCGCGGGGCGGTCATGCGGCGCTCCCGGCGTCATCGGCGATGTCGGCCGTGGGGGCGACACGTCGCAGCCGGGTGCCGTGAGTCTTGAACATCCATTCGGCATAACCCGTGGCGCAGCGCAACGTGCAGAAGCTGCCGTAGCCGTGATACTCGCCTCGCCACTCGCGGCCGGTGATGTGCATGTTCCCCGGTGTCTTGTCCCAAATGCTGAAGAACAGCGGACGGCGCGGCTGACTGCAACCCGGGCAAGTGGGGCGGCTGTCGATCGGCGGGGGTGGGGTGCCCACGATTGGCGGCATGCTCATGCTGCACCTCTGGTGATCTTGGCGACCCTGGCGAGGGCCATCCGTGTGCTGTGGGCGTGCACGAGCGGCTCGCCGCTCGGCAGGGTGCAGCGCACACCTTGGGCAGCGGCGCAGTGCGGGCAGACGTGGCGCAGCGCGGCCAGCGTGCCGCGGCCAGGCCTGAGGATGCGCAGTCGCGGCGTGCGCATGATCAGGCCCCAGTCGCCGCCGGCGCCGGCAGCAGCTCCAGCGTGTTGTCGACGATGCGCGCGTTGACCGGCTGCTGGGACGGCGCGGCGCGCCAGGCGCGCACCAGCATCCAGCGCCCGGCCAGGTCGCGCGCGCTCGTCTCCGCCTCCGCCTTGGTCGCGAACGCCAGGTTGTTCTGGTAGTACTTGCCCGTGGCGTCGGTCGACACCTCGGGCTTCCAGCTGACGGCGGGCTCGGCGTCCGGCGCGCGATCGATCAGCGCCAGCGTCAGGGGATCGGTGATCTCCTCCCAGCTGGCCGGCTTGTACCAGGTGCCATCCTTCTCGTGGGCCACCTGCGTGCCGTGGCGGATGCAGCGGTCCGTGAGCGAGCTGTTGGCGCCCAGCGCGCCGGGGCGGGGCTCGGGCAGGCACTCGCTCATCGGAGGATTCACGAACTGCGGCTCCAGGCTGTAGACCGCGCCATTGCCGGACGGCAGGCGCACGCGGAAGATGGAATCGGAAATGACTGGCATGGCTCTCTCCTGGTTGCGGGTGGAACACCCAGGCAAACCCGGCACGCCGGGCTTGCGCTGGTGGCTCGTTACGCGAAGGTCTCGAGGATCGCGGCGTGGGCCTCGGCCTTCAGGGCGTCGCCGTCACCGAACCAGGCCGAGTCCAGGCGCGTGCTGCGCGCCACGTTCTCGTCCTTGCTGCGGCCGCCACGCTCGTGGTCGACGTACTGGGTGAACGCGTTGTGCAGCTGCCAGGCGGTCTGGCCACCGGTCAGGTCGCTGCCGATCGCGCCGCCCTGGAACAGGCCCATGATCGACTGGAAGCCCTTGGTCTTCGTGATGTCCAGGACGCCGCTGGCGGGGGTCGAGACGCGCTTGGCCATCACCTTGGCGATGATGGCGCTGGCGACGTCCGGCTTCACCTCGATCTCGGCGAAGCGCTTGGCCTCCACCAGGAACTGGTCGAAGGCCTGCGACACCAGGCCCAGCTCGGACTTGATGTAGTCGGCGTCCCACTGGCTGCGGTGCGGCAGGCAGATGCGCTTGCCGTGCTCGGCCAGGGCCAGGCGGAAGGTGTTGTTGCACACCACGCGCTTGGCGGTCCACTGGCCGATGGTGCCCATCGAGCCGTCGAAGCTGGTGGCCACCAGCACGTACGGGCAGACCTTGTCGCGGCCGATCACGTTGGCGCCTTCGCCGGCGGAGGCCAGGCCCCAGATCACCTTGCCGCCGTGCAGCGCGCCGGCGACTTCGAACTTGAAGCCGGCCAGCGTGATGATCTCGTTGAGCAGGTCCATGATCTCGCGCGGCTGGTGCACCTTGTAGCCTTTACGAGACACCACGCCCAGGTCGGCGCCGGTGTCGCTGCGGAACAGGACGTCGCGGTTGCTCGAGACGCGCAGCTCCGGCAGGTTGATGCCGCCGAACACCTTCGGCACGGCATACTGTGCGGGGGCGCGCAGGACTTCGAAGCCCAGGCCGGCCTTGGCGCGGATCACGTCGATGCTGTCGGTGGGCAGCACCTCGTGGCCCAGGCCGTGCCAAGGCGTGCCGTCCTGCTTGTGGAAGCCGCGGTTGGCGGAGCCCAGCTTGCTGACGTCGGCGCGGACGAAGGCGATGGCGGCGGTGCCGGTGGAGGTGTCGATTTCGTGAGACATGTTGAGATCCTGAGAGTTGAGAGTTGCGCCGAACTAAATGTTTGTCGGCAAGCAGATTGTATATCGCCGAGTCAAGGCGTGGGTAGGGATAAACCCTACGCCACGCTCTACTTCTTGTTGTTGCGCAGCATGAGCAGCACGTAGCGCTCGTCCTGCACATCGATGAAGCCGGTGCGTGGATCGCGACGCAGCTCGCAGATCGTCTTGCCCGTGCGCTCGTCGATGATCACCACCTTGTTGAACAGCTCCAAGCCGATGCGGCGGTAGGCGTTGCCGCGCGCCGAGATCTCGTTGGACGAGTAGCCCTTGACGAGGCTCGGCGGCGCCAGGCGCGCGTCCCAGAAGTAGTGGCTGGTGATGTGGGTCTTGCGCTCGGCGCCCTGGCGCACCCACTCGGCGCGTGTCTTGCGGGTCATGCGACCTCCAGCGAGAGTTGCGTCTTCGGCGCCACCGCCAGGAACTTGTCGCGGCGGGCGGAGCGCTCGCGCCCCTCCTTCACGTGCTGCACCGCCTTGGCGCTGTGCTCGTAGTCCAGCGACAGCAGGATCGTGCGACCGGTGAGCGGGTCGATGTAGCCGTGCATCAGGCCCAGGCGGGTCTCCTGGGCGATCAGCACGTACGGGTAGAGGCCGCCGGCGCTGTGCGCCTGCACGCTGCTGCCGTCAGGCAGGTGTCCCTGGTATCGCATCACTGCGCTCCCTGGCCGGCGTAGGCCTCGGCCACCTGCGGGTGCTGCAGCAGCTGGGCGACGCGCGCGGCGTCGATCTGGCCGGAGCGGATGCACTGCACGAGCAGCTCGAGCTCGTTGTTGGTGTAGGTCTGGGGCATGGTCTTCTCCTGTTGCTGGCGGGATGCCAGTCCACTGCGCCGCGCGCGACGCAGCAGACTGACGGATCACGCGATCACGAGCCCGGCCTCCTGGATACCGGCCTGGATGTCGGGCCAGTAGCGCGGCTCGATCACGACGCCGCGGCCCCAGGACTGGGCGTCGTCCGGCAGGTGCTCGTCGCGCCACTCGCGCGCGGCGGCGGTCATGGGCGTCAGCACGCGGATGCTGCCGTGGTTGGCGCAGATGAAGTCGGGCATGGTCAGTTGCTGCATGTTGTCCATGATGGTGTTGATGCTCGGCGTGGCCATGCTCAGGTCTCCTTGTGGAACGTGACGTCCGGGTAGCGCTCCAGGATCTCGGCCATGGCCTGGGCGCGGGTCTTGGCGCGCACGTAAATCTGGGTGCCGCGGCCTGGCGCGAACGTGTCGTCCTCGCCGTTGAAGGCGCACCAGAGCGGGTCGGTCCCGCGGCCGCCGCCCCAGTACGTGCCGTCGGCCGCGTAGTCGCCGTCGATGAACCGGACGCGCTGCAGGTACAGCGGGCTGTTCGAGTCGTTGCAGTTGCGCCGGCCCATCGGGGCGCCGTAGCGCGCCGACCGCTGCATGCCGCGCAGGATGGTGTTGATGTTCGGGGTGGCCATGATCACTTGCGGAACGTCTTCTGGCTGGCGGTCATGCGGGACCAGAACGCGTTGGCGTCCTCGACCGGCTGCGCGGCCACTGCTGCCTCGCGGCGCTTGCAGGCCTTGCTGTCGCCAGGGGCGCGAATCAGCTGGCCGTCAATGATCTCCGCCAGGCCGCCGCGACGCGTGCCCTGCCAGCTACGCCGCACGATGGACACCGGGATCTCGCCGGCCATGATGTCGGTGAGCACCTGGGCCAGCTCGGCCTGGGCGGTCGGGATCTCGAGCTGGCGCACCGATACGTTGGGACGCGATGCCACCTCGGTCTCGCGCACCACCTGGGCGGCATCGTTGATGGTGGACACGAACTGGCGCTGGATGGCGCCCACCTCGGTCGGCCGAAGGACGTGGTCCTTGATGAAATACAGACGCATGGTTCTCTTCTCCTGGTTGCTGGCAGATGCCAGTCCACAGCGCCGCACGCGACGCTGCAGACTTGCAGATCAGTCCTGCTTCGTGCCGAAGAACGCGCGCACCGCGTCCCGCTGCCCTTCGAGTTCGTACAGCCGGTTGGTCGTGCCGCGCAACTCCTCGAACAGGCGACGCACCTCGGTGGCGATCCTGGCCATGTTCTCGGCCGCGGTCTCCAACGCTTCCGCGACCTGCATCGTCCCGATGGACCGGGCCCAGCCGCTGGGCAGATCGTTCTGTGCGCGCTGGAGGCGGGTCAGGCCAATGGCGATGCGCAGCGCGTCCCCCTCGGTGCCTGCCGGTACGCTGACGATACTGACGCCATCCACCGGCCAACCGAAGGACTGCCAGCGCTTCGAGTGCGGGCTCTTGTGCTGCTCGGCATCGAGGATCACGACCTTGGCGGTCTGCGTTCCGTCGGCGTTGTCGCGCGTCTCGAGCAGCTTGCACTCGTCGTAGCGCAGCATGTCGGTCGGGAACTGGTCGCGCCCGGTGACGGTGAAGTGGATGTCGAATTTCTTGCTCACGTTGATCTCCTGAGTGCTGGCGGATGCCAGTGGCAAAGGCCGCACGCGGCCCTTGCGCACTGGGATCAGGCCTGGTCGACGAGGCGCTCAGCCTCCTCGGTGCCGACGCGGCTCACCAGGACCTTCCACTCGGCCGCGTACGCCTTGCGGCTGTTGCGCTGCCCACGGGCGGCGTCGTACTTGGCGGCGATGCGCGCCACCAGGGCGTCCGTCTCCAGGTCCTCCGGCTTCGACTCCACCTTCGGGTGGTAGCCCACCCGAATGCCGCCGGCGTAAAACTCGGGCGAGAAACCGGCCGCGGTGGCGGCGTCCATCAGCGTCTTCTGCGGGTGGCCGCCGTAGCTGCCGGCGCCCTGGATGATGTTGGCCACCGCGGAACAGATGGACGACACCGCGTAGGGCGTCTTGTTGGCGAGCGCGAAGTGCGCGGCCTCGCGCAGCTCGCGGAAGGCTGCCTGGATGGCGGCGGTGTGCATGGTCACGGTCTTCATGGTTTCTCCTGAGTTCGAGCGGATCGCTCTCGCCTGGGTGGGCCCAGGCGGCAGTGATCAGCAGTAGCCCATGTGCCGGCGCTCGGCGGCGGCCTCGGCGGCGTTGTCGATGCCGGCCTGGATCCAGGAGTCGTGCGCCAGCAGAGCGGCGGCGTGCTCCGGGTTGGCCAGGCAGCGCTCGCGGTCGACGACCAGGACCTTGCCGGCGCCCTTGCAGCACTGGCAGGCGCGGTCGTAGCGGCCGGCGAAGTAGTCGTCGGCGAAGTCCTGGTCCTCGCGCAGGTCCGACATCGAGAAGCTGCCCAGGTGGGCGCTGCTCTTGCCTTCGCCGTCGCACTCGCCGCAGATCACCCAGGTCGCCGGCAGCTGGGTCCTGATGGTGGCGTCGCGCTCGACGTCGTAGTGTTCGCAGGTGATGGTTCGCATGTGTTCTCCTGGTTGGTGCGGTCAACTTTGTGCTGACCGGCAAACAAATTGTGTCACACCTTCGCAAGATCGGGGGTAGGTGCAAACCCTGAGAATGAAAGTACTACCGGCTTCTGACAAGTAGTACTTGAGTTTTCAAATCAGTCCTACACCGGAATCAGCAAACATCCTGTTGCGCGCCAAACAAATGTGGCTATAATCGCGCGCCCTCGAAAGGGGGAGGCGATGCGAAGTAGCTCAGTCGGCAGAGCGCTCGGCTCATAACCGGGAGGTCGGTGGCTCGGTTCCACCCTTCGCAACCACGAACAACGGAAGGACCTGCAGATGCGTTACGTCGTCAAGTTCAACAACGGTGCCTGGAAGGTGTTCGACACCCGCCGGTACGACGACGCGGCGATCTGCGGCCTGGAGTCGGTGGCCAAGGATCTTGCCGACAACATGAACCTGGACGAATTGAACAAGGCGCGGGCGCGCCGCTGAAGCAGCAAATCCAGTTCCGCCTCGCCGCCCGGCACGCGACCGCAATTCCCAACCATGCGGCACCTGCGACTTGGAACTGGCCCAGCCGCCTGGGAAAAGGTGGCAAGCAGGGACAACAGACCCGGGGGTTCGGCTCCCTCCTGGCTACCCCGGGTCTGCCTGTGATTCGTTTTATGCCGCACCCCAGGTCATCGCTCCACTCGAGCAACCAAAGGACCTTGCGTGGTGCGGCGCCAATGTGAAGGACCAGCGTGACGCTGATCGATGAGTGGAAGACAGTCGTGCGCCAGGCCTGGTCCTTGCGCTTCGGCGCGATCACCGTGGTGCTGGTGTTCATGCAGGCCTTCGTGCCGACGCTCGAGGGCCTGGTGCCCGAGCGCACGTTCGCCATCCTGTCCGGCGTCACCGCCATCCTGTCGATCGTCGCGCGCCTGATCGCGCAGCCGGCCATGCACCCGGAGGTCGAGGAGACCGATGAACCGCTGGTCGGCCAGGGCGAGGAGCTCGAGGCGTGAAGCGTCTCGTCCAGGAGCATCCGAAGAAGGCCGCAGCAGCGGCCATCGCCTGCGCCCTCGCGGCCCCGGCGGAAGGCCTGCGCCGCGTCGCCTACTACGACCCGCCGGGCATCCTCACAGTCTGCCGCGGCCACACGGGCGCGGACGTCGTCAGGGGCAAGACCTATAGCCTGGAGGAGTGCGATGCACTCTTCACGGCCGACATGAAGCTCGCCATCGACAAGGTCGATGAGTGCCAGCCGGGCCTGCCGGTCAAGGTGTTGGCGGCCTTTGCTGACGCTGTCTACAACCTGGGCCCCACGATCGCCTGCAACAAGGGCGCCTCCACTGCGGCGCGCCACCTGGCCAGCGGCAAGTGGGCCGATGCCTGTCTGCAGCTGCCGCGCTGGGACAAGGCCAAGGTCGCCGGCGTGCTGGTGAGCCTGCCCGGACTGAGCAAGCGTCGCGCACTCGAGGCACGCGTGTGCCTGGAGGGCGTCGACGAGTACCAGCGCACCGTGCTGATCGAGCAGCACCGCCGCACCGCCGGGAGCCTGGTGTGACCGCGGTGCTCGAGCTCTTGCGCCAGTGGCGCCTGTTGCTGCTGGTCGGCCTGCTCGGATGCATCTGGGTGCAGGACCGCACGATCTCGCACCTGAAGACCGAACACGCGCAGGAGGAGGTCGCCTCCTCTCGCGCACACGCCGAGGCCATCGCGGCCGCAGACGAGAAGTATCGCCAGCTGGTCAAGGCAGGCGCCGCCCAAGGGAAGAAAGATGAACAAGCACTCGCGGCACTTGCTGCTGATCGCGGCCGCCTTGAGCGGCTGCTCCGCAACCGGCCCTACCGCCCCGCCCCAGGTGTGCCCGGCACTCCCGCCGCTTCAGGGAGCGGCAGCGCAGGCGCAACCGGCGCCGGACTTTACCGGGAGGATGGAGAGTTTCTTGCAGGGGAAGCTGCCGCAGCGAAACGCATCGCCATCGAGCGCGACTCCTGCCTCGCCCAGTACCACAACGCCGAGCGGCAATTGAACGGGTCGTCCAAATGAGCGTGACCCAAGAGCAGATGGCGGCCACCCTGGTGCGCGTCGAAGGCATGGTGGAAGACATCAGCGAGATCAAGGACTCCATGAAGGTGATGGCCCAGGCGGTGAACCGCCTCGCCGTCATCGAGGAGCGCCAGAGCACCGACCGCGCCGAGATCGGCCGCGCCTACAAGCGCCTGGACAACCACGAGCACCGCATCCGGAACCTCGAGCAGGCGCAGCCGCTGCAGAAGAAGACCACCGAGTGGGTCGAGAAGGTCTTCTGGTCGGTGATCGGCGCAGTGATCAGCGGCGTGATGGCCCTGGTGATCGTCAAGGCCCAGCCGCCCCAGGCGCCGGCAGCCGCAACCCCGGTGCTGGTCGCACCCAAGTGAGGACAGACATGAGCCGCAAGGAACAAGAGCAGGAATTCGAGAAGGCCTGGGGCGAAGAGGGCCCCATCCAGCAGGCGGTTGACGCCGCTGGCGCCGATGCAGCGTTCCTGGCGCATGCCGAGCGCGAGTTCGGTGCCGAGCCCACCGAGGAAGAGAAGAAGGCGGCCGAAGAGAAGGCCAAGGCCGAAGCCGCCAAGGCCGAGGGCGAGAAGAAGTGAACCTGGGTCGCTTCGCCATCGTTCGCTGGGCGCTGTACCTGGTCGCGCTGCTGCTGCAGCTGGCCCGGGACATCAGCGTCTCGTGCGGCGTGTGGTGGGCGATGGTGCAACAACGCGAGGCAGGCTGGAAGCGGCGCAGGGCGCTGCAGTGGCTGGCTCGCTGAACATCCTGTGAGGACGAGATGATCATCATGCTGGAGGAGGACGCGCGCACCAAGGTGTGTCCGCGTCTCGCGGCCGACTGCCACGGCAGCGGCTGCATGGCCTGGAAGGCCGAGCCCGCCGACCAAGAGAAGATCCATGTCGACTGGCCCGCCGACATCGAGCGGCCGCGCATCGACTTCACCAACCCGCTGAACAGCGGCCTGTCGCACAAGGAGCTGGCCGGGCAGCTGTATGACGCGGCGACGGCGGCCCTGCAGCCGTGCGTCGGCGGCACGTACGCTGGCGGCAAGCGCATCTCGCGCGCCGTGCCGAGCGACCCCCAGCTCAAGCAGGTGACGCTCACGCTCGAGGGCTCGGCCCGCGGCGGCTGCGTCGAGATGGGAGCGCGCTCGTGAGCCGCCCGGACACCACCAACTTCCGCCCGCACGAGCTGCGCGTGGTCGAGGAGCAGGACGAGCTGCGCGGCCGCCTGGATCGCCTGGCCAACTTCATCGGCACCGACCCGTTCAAGGCGCTGGAGAAGGAAGACCAGATGCTGCTGCGCGAGCAGTTCGCGACCATGACCGCCCTGGACGTGATCCTGGGCCGGCGCATCGATCGCTTCGCGATCAACCCCGACGAGCAGGTGCTGGTGTTCTGGGACCAGAAGCCCAGCGAGACCGATCCGCTCGGGCAACACGCCTACCGCCGGGCAGTCCCGGTCTGCAAGTCTCCTGGCCTCGTGATCCCGCGGCCGGACATCCCGCAGCACATCGTGGTCTGCACGCGCCAGTTCGCCATCGATGCCTACAAGGCGAGGTTCGAATGACGCCCATCGTGATGCCGCCCTGGCGCGACAAGTCCAGCGAGCCTGCCGGCGGTGAGCGCCGTCCTGGCCAGGCCCAGAGCCGCTTCCTGGTGCAGGCCGCCGAGAAGGAGCTCGAGATCCAGCGCGTGATGCTGGCCGACAAGCGGGCCCGTGATCGCGCGGCCGAGGAGATGGCCGTGCGTCGCGCCACCAACCGCACGGCCCGCCTGTGGTTCTGGGGCATCGTGGCCGTCGTCGGCCTGAGCGCCTGGGCGTACGGGGTGCTGGCGTGATGGATAACGCCAAGGTTGACTCGAAGGTTGGAGGGAAGGTTAACCATGCCTCCAACCTCGAGGGAACCACCGACATAACCATGGACGTCGACGAGTACCTCGAGCAGTCGCGCGAAGCGTTGCTGCGTGAGGTGATGGGTGAGCCGCTCGCCAACATCGGCGACGAGAGCTGGGTGGAACGCATGGAGCGCGAGCGCGAGACGACCAGCGCCGTGCTGTGGGCGATGGACTGCCAGCTGCACGCCGGCCGCCCGAAGCTGCCGCCGCTCAAGCCGCTGATCCTGATCTCGACGCCCAACGGTGCGTCGAGCTTCTACGAGAAGATGTACCGCCAGGCGTTCAAGGAGACCGCAGTGCACGGCACCGGCTGGGTGGCCATCGCGCACAGCGAGATCACGGCCGAGGAGCTCGGGGTGACGACCGCCAGCACCAGGGAGCCCGATACGTTCACGCTCGAGGAGCTGGATCGCGCTGCCAGGCTGATGGACGAGGCCGCATGCAAGCCGTCCGAGTACGTGGACCTGACGCTCACGCCCCAGATGGCCGAGATCGTCGGCGCCGCCGCCGTGACCGTGCCGCGCAAGGTGTACGACAGCGTGGCCGGCCCGTTCCCGCGGCACGTCGACTTCTCCGCGGAGCTGTGATGGCCGCCACACCCACCGAAGTCATGGCCAGCCTCAAGGACCTGTGCGTCAAGGGTCGCGCGCCGCTGTCGGACGTCCAGGTGCTCCTGCTGGCAGGCGCTGTGGCCGTGTGGCTGGAGAAGGCTCGCGAGGAAGGCCGCGAGGAAGTGCGCGAGGCGATCGGCGGACCGGTCGCCGGCTACCTGCCGCGGCACTCGGGGAGGTTCGGATGACCGCTCGCTCGCTCCGCCTGAACCGCCAGCGCCTGCAGGCCGCGGCAGTCCGCAGCCCGGATCGTGACTTCATGCGCCATCACGAGATCCGCCGCTGGATGCGCCTGGCTCGCGCGCTGCGTGAGCAGGGCATCGGCCGCATCGAGTCGGTCCGCTACGTGGAGAGCCCCGCGCTGTGACCGCTCGCATCGCACCCTGGCCGGACTACGCCGGCAACACGATCTCCCCGGGGGACCTGATCCGCCACCCGGATGGTCTGACCGGCGTGGTGCTCTTCGCCCCGCACATGACCGAGCCGAGCGACCAGTGGCTCGTGGACTACGGCGTCGGGCCCGACTCGCGCCTGAGCCTTCAGATCGGCGACAAGGGCCGAGCAGTGGTGGTGACCGAATGACGCAAGACCCTGATCGCAACCTGTCGTACTGGCAGCGTGGCTGCAACGACGCCAAGGCCGGCAAGCCGTTCGTGGCGCCGTTCACCCTTGAGCAGCGCCGCTACCCGCCGACCGGGTGGACCGCCTACGGGATTGCCCTGGCCAACGAAGGCTACCGCAACGGCTACGACTGGGGATCGCAGCGACCGACGCTGCCGCCCGAGGCGCACATGCCGGTGATCTACCGCGAGGTCCGCCTGGGCGCTGGCCACACGCCGACCGCCTGTGGTCCGATCAAGCGCGAGCCGCTGCGGCCGCCGGTTGCCGTGTCCCTGATGCGCTCGGCTGGATACCAGGCATGACCGAAGACACGGTGCAGGTCGGCTACACGGCAACACTCACGCGCGGCTCGGTCACCGCCGAACACCGCCTGCGCGCCATCCTGATGCTGGCATCCAGGATCCCGAGCAACGCCATCAACGTGAGCTGGCTGGACCTGCCGGAGACATCGAACCCGTGGGGCATCGACCCCGCGGTGCTGGGCGTGAAGTTCCGCCTGGCCTGGCATCCGCCACTGAGACAAGCATGACCGAGAAGAAGATCAAGAAGCCCGCCGTCGACTGGGAAGCCCTCGAGCCGCACTACCGGGCGAACATCAAGTCGCTCAAGGAGCTGGGCCAGGAGTACGGCTGCTCGGATGCGGCCATCGTCAAGCACGCCAAGAAGCACGGATGGACCCGCAACCTGGCCGCCAAGATCGCGGCGAAGGCCGAGGCGAAGGTTAGTGCCGCGGCGGTTAGTCCCGAGGTTAGTGCCAGGAAGGCCGCTAACCAGGAGGTGGTCGTTGAAGCCAACGCAGACCTGCAGTTCAGGGTGCGCATGGCTCACCGCACCGACATCGGACGGGCGCGCAGCCTGTTCGGCAAGCTCCTCGCGGAGCTGGAGATCGTCACCGACAACAAGGAGCTGTACGAACAGCTGGGCGAGCTCCTTGACGAGAGCGGACCGGACAGCAACGGCACGTGGCGCAAGGACAAGATCAACGAGATCTACCGCAAGGTGATTTCGCTGTCTGGTCGCGTGAGCGATGCCAAGTCGCTGTCCGACATGCTCGAGCGCGTCGTCAAGCTGGAACGCCAGGCGTTCGGCATCGACGGCGAGCAACAAGCCAGCCCGCTGGATGAAGTCCTCAAGCGCATCGCTGAGGAGAGGAAAGGTTCGCAATGAGCAACACGCAACTGGCAGTCCTGGCCTTCGTGGCCTTCGTGGCGGTCGCCTTCCTGGTCAAGCGCAAGCTGTCCAAGAAGTCCGAGCCCGCCAACCTGGTGAACGGCAAGAGCACGGCGGCCAAGAAGGTCGACGAGTTCGCTGCCGACGGCGAGTAATCGCTGCTCTGTGAGGACATGAGCACATGAAACTCCTACGCCGCCTGTTCCACCGCTTCGTGTGCTGGAACCTGGGCACCACGCTCACCGAGCGCCGCATCGGCCGGCCAGCTCGCCCTGGCTACGACATCGTGCGCACCTGCCCGCGCTGCGGCCTGAGCGGCACGATCCGCGTCACGAAGGCGAGCTGACATGCGCGTCGACCAATCCATGACGCTGCACCTGCAGGGCGATGACGTCGCCTGCCTGCGGTCGCTGCTGCGCGGTCTGCCGGCGCACATGCTGCAGCAGCCTGGCGTCCCGGTGACGCCGCTGGCCTTCGTTCCTGGCGAGCAGTGCATCGATCCGACGCAGCAGGCCATGTTCGTCCAGCGCCTGATGCGCGCCGTGCAAGGGGCGGGCTGATGGCCACCACCGAACAACAGGTCTCCGGCATGTTCGGCGCCTTGCAGGCCTCCGATGTCGTGCACCCGGGCAGCACCGACCGCTTCCGCGGCTTCGGCACCTACCAGCAGGACACGACGCCGCGCCACCACCTGTGGCTCGAGCGCTGCCCGACGATGAACGAGCTGCACATGGCACGCCGTGAGCTGGCTCGCGAGAACCGCCTGCCGCGTCATGGCGAGCGCCTGGTGTGCTCGATCCCATGGAACGAGGAGACCGACCTGGCGCTGCACGTGCTGCTGGACGAGCTCCGCGGCAAGCACCAGTGGTTCCCGTCAAGCGAGCAGCTGGCCTGGCCCGAGGTGGCGCGCATCGAGGACTGGTCCATCGTTGGGAGGCGGGCATGAAGGTCCCCGCCGTCCTCTGCCTGTTCGTGGCAGGCCTCATGGGCTGGTTCGCTGCCACGCACCTGAGCGGCTGGCCGTCGGTGCCGGCCTGGTTCTTCTGCGCCCTGTACGGCGCCTGCGGCCTCGACTGCGTCTGGCACGAGGTGCACAAGGCGATCCTGATCCGGCGCGCCGAGCGCTCGCGCATCCGCTGGCACGTGCCCAAGCGCGGCATCGACGAGCAGGGGCGCCACTACCTCGAGCTGCCAGCAGTCACCAACGCATCCTTCTGGCCCAAGCCATGACCATCGCCCAAGACATCCGCAACGCCTTCGACCGGCGTGATGACGCGCTCCTCCTCCGCGCGCTGAAGAAGCTCGAGCAGATCGAGGCGCTGTTCTCCAGCGTCGAGCTCCAGCCGAAGCATCACACCGAGCGCTGCACCTGCGCGCCGGAGCCGAGCCGCTTCATTGCCACGCAGGGCGAGCCGCTGCGCTGCGCCGAGTGCCGCAAGCCGGTGTCGCTCCTGACCTTCAGCCAGCCGGTGACCGCGGCCGTCGGCATCCCGCTGGACATGCAGGGCGTGGCCGTCGCTGCGCCTGGCACGCTGTGGAACGGTCCGGTGGATGGCCAGGGACGTCCGGCGCCGATCGGCACGGCCACGCTGCAGGCCGGCACCGCGCAGTTCATCGCCGGCCTGAGCGACGAGCAGCTGCGCCAGCGCTACGTGCCGGCAGTGCGCTCGAGCGCCAACAGCTGCGTCTGCGGCTGCCCGCCAGACAAGATGGATCGCAGCTCGGCGCACGCCGACTACTGCCCGGAGAAGTGACCCAGTGAACCTAGACGAGAACACGCGCATTGAGCTGTTGCGCGAGCTGACCCAGAACTTCGAGCTGTGGTCGGCGCACATGGCCAAGATCCTGCCCAAGTCGGGCGGGAAGCCGGTGCCGTTCCAGTGGAACCGCGCGCAGCGGCACATCCACGAGCTCCTCGAGAAGCAGAAGCGGGAGACGGGCTACGTCCGGGCCCTGATCCTGAAGGGCCGGCAGCAGGGCTGCTCGACCTACGTGGCGGCGCGCTTCTACCACCAGACCAGCTCGACCCCAGGTCGCGGCGCCTTCATCGTTGCCCACGAGGACAAGGCCACCGCGAACCTGTTCAAGATGGTCAAGCGGTATCACGACCACAACCCGATGGCGCCCAGCACCAAGGCGTCCAACGCGCAGGAGCTGATCTTCGGCGCGCTCGACTCGGGCTACAAGCTGGCCACCGCGGGCAGCAAGGACGTGGGCCGCTCGAACACGGCGCAGCTGCTGCACGGCTCGGAGTTCGGCTTCTGGGACAACGCCCAGACCCACCTGGCCGGCATCGGCAACACCATCCCCTCGGGCGCCGAGGGCGCTGGCACCGAGATCATCCTGGAGTCCACGGCCAACGGCATCGGCAACGCGTTCCACCTGATGTGGCAGGCGGCCGAGCGCGGCGAGGGCGAGTACATCGCCATCTTCGTGCCGTGGTTCTGGCAGGAGGAATACCAGGCCAACGTCAAGCCCGATTTCGAACTTTCGGA